TTTAAAGCTATAAAACCAACGGAAGAAATGGTGCAAGAATGGAATCCTAATTTTTTAAATCCAATACCAGAGTGGTTTAAAAAAACAGGAGGAGATGAAAATAAATATAAGATAGGAGCATTAGGATGTATGTTAAGTCATTTGGAAATAATAAAGTTATGTATAGAGAGAAAATATAACAATGTATTGATATTGGAAGATGATACCGAATTTCAAATAGGAAATGGTATAAGGTATGAACAAGTAATAGATATGATGAAAAATCAGTTAGATAATTTAAATTTTGGATTGTTTTATTTAGCAGGTAATCATAGAGGTGCACAATTGCAAAAAAAAAGTGAAAATGTAAATAGAGTAAAAGGAACATTAACTACAGGAAGTTATATAATTAATAAATCTGCAATGAAATTTATAGTAAAGAATATGGTAAATTATCCAAGAGAAATAGATGTATTTTATTCTACTATTATTCAGAATCAGTTTCCTTGTTATTGTGTGCATCCACATATCACCAAACAAGGAGATGGGTATAGTGATATAGTTCAAAAAAATGTTTCATATAAGTTAAATATTTAAATATAAAAAATATATAATTTTTACACCTTTTTACATTTCAAGTGCCGATTTTGTCTAAAATGTAAATTGTAATTTTATTGAAATAATTAAGGAATAACTATATTTAGGTATTTTTGGGTATAATAAACTCTATATTTAAAAATTGATTTAAAAATATTATATTATGTTATATACATAACTAAAAATGGGTAAATACAATTGCGAAAAGTGCGGGAAAGAGTTTAACCAAAAATCTCACTATACAACACATACTAATAAAAAAAATCCGTGTGTGGTTGAAAGTAAAATAAAAGAAATGATAGATAATGCTGTTAAAGAAAAATTAATTGAAATTAAAAAAACTTCACCAAGCGATATAATTAACAATATTGAAATTGTTTATGATAATAAACTCGTTAAAGATGTCCCTACGAAAAAAATACATATCCCCAAACCGATTTTAAAGTGGGTTGGTGGAAAAACCCAAATAATAGATAAACTTATTTCGGATTTTCCAGTTGAAATAAATAATTATCGTGAAGCATTTTTAGGAGGAGGTAGTGTTTTATTAACTTTATTATCTTATGTAAAAAGTGGGATTATAAAGATACAAGGTAATATATATGCGTATGATTTGAATGAACCATTAATTTATATCTACAAAAACATTCAAACATGCCATAATGAATTATATGATATACTGCAAACTATTATTACGGATTTTAACGAATGTGGAAATGGAGAAATAAATAGAACACCCACAAATATAGCAGAAGCAAAAATCGCAAAAGAAAATTACTATTATTGGATAAGAAGTGAATATAATAAATTATGCTTAACCGATAAAAAAAGTATATTAGGTTCTGCTATGTTTATATTCTTAAATAAAACTTGTTTTAGAGGTGTATTTAGGGTTGGTCCAAAAGGATTTAATGTTCCATACGGACACTATAAAAATCCAGAAATTATAAATAAAGAACATTTAGAAGAAATACATAATTTAATTCAAAATGTAGTATTTGAATGCTGTGATTTTAATACATCACTAACAATTGTAGAACCGAATGATTTTGTATATCTTGACCCTCCATATGCTCCCGAAACAGATACTTCATTTGTAGGATATACTGAAAATGGGTTTAACATAGAAAACCATAACAATTTATTTAAATTAATACATATTTTAACCGATACAAATAAAAAAATAATGTTAAGTAATGCTGATGTGAGTTTAGTGCGTGAAAACTTTACAAATGAAAAATATAGCACATTATCAATTTTATGTAAAAGGTCAATTAATTCCAAAAATCCAGACGCAAAAGCAAAAGAAGTTATTATAAAGAATTATTAAACCATGTATCAAATGTTTCAAAATAGTTTTCATCATCGCCAAATAAAACCGCAATATTAGTTTCATTCAATATTGTATTTAATATTGTATATTTTTTTTCGTTTGAAATAAGTTTATTTTTCAAAAACTCGCTTATGCAAAATCCATAAAACACCTCAAACTCTGCACCCAAAACTAATTCATACTCTCTTTTAAGCGAAGGCCCAGACCATAATTTAGTTTCTACTGATCCTTCTACATTTTGTTCTTTTTTTTCTAATATTTTTATTACTTTTCTACCGCTTGTATATTCAATAATATACGCTTCATCGGGACATCTAAACAAATCAATATTATATTTATTTTTCATATACATTTTTAGTCCATTTTGTAATACAAACACGATTGTTTTATCTTCAAATGTTTTTGATAAATAATAGTCATATGTTTTTTTGGGTTTTTCTGTAAAACTATTTTTGGTGTATCCCATTTCTAATAATCTTTTCTGATTATTAGTTTTTTCTTCAAATTTTTTCCCATAATAATTTGTATTCGCACCACCAGCACCAGTCCCCTTATTAATAATTATTAATTGCGTATTTTCTTCTGTTGCGTTTAATTCACTCATCTTTATTTAATAATGTAATTCTTATTTGTTTAAGTATTACACTTCATTTTTTTTATTTTATGAAAAAATAATTCAATAATATATATGCCTACCCATAAAATATAATGCTTCTATAGAAAATGAATATATAAATATTATAAGATGGTCTGATAGATATATAATTAATAAATCAGTAATTAAATTTATTGTAAAAAATATGGTAAATTATCAGAGAGAAATAGATGTATTTTATTCAACAATTATTCAGAATCAGTTTCCTTGTTATTGTGTGCATCCACATATAACTAAACAAGGAGAAGGATATAGTGATATAGTTCAAAAAAATGTTTCATATAAGTTAAATATTTAAATATAAAAAATATATAATTTTTAAATATGGAAAGAATACAACAAGATATTATTATTATTACAAAATTGAATTCAGTTAAATTAAAGGCTATGAATAAATATATTAATGAAAAGAACGAAGTATATATAAATAAATTAAAAACTTTTATGGAAATGGAACAACATGAATTAAAAACTATAGTAGAAAAAATATTTTTTATTAAAAACCACATGACGAATTTAAAAAATGAATTAGTTTATAAATCACAGATTATTTATAATCCGTTATGCAAAATAAATAAGTTTATTTTGAAAGATGCATTTTATATAAACTTAGAAGAATCAATAGAGAGAAAAAATAATATAGAAAAAAATAATTTTAATTTAAAATTAAATAGATTTAATGCAATTAAAAATGAATATGGACATATAGGATGTTCACAATCTCATATAGCATTATTAGAATATATACAAAATAATTATTCAAATATAGAAAATACTTATTTTATGATATTAGAAGACGATATTGTAATATATGACAAAGCTAAATATGATGAGTATTGGATTCATTTATCTAATGTTATTAGATATCATTTACCGGATATAATAGTATTATCTGGAACAAATAGAGTAATTTCTTATGATAAAAATTTGGGGTTTGGATTTTATAAACTTTTAAATAGTAATACCACTTGTAGTTATATAGTGAAAGGAAGTTTTATAGGTATTTTAATAAATAAGTTTAAATTAGCATTGAATGGTTTATTAGAATGGGATAATTTAGTAAAATTAAATAAAAAAACTGAAATAATGGACAGTAAAATATTAACTGAATTAAAGAGTTATTATGAAAATTTATATTGCATTGATCAAATATGGAATAATGATATAAATAACGAAAAATGGGTTACATATAAAGATACAGATATAATAGGTCCAGATTTAAATATAGTTTCTATAATAAACAAAGATCTTGGAACTGAACACCAAATTAAATATAATGCTTCTATAGAAAATGAATATAAAAATATTATAAGATGGTCTGATAGATATATAATAGATGCAAAATTTCATGAAAACAAAAATGTTGTATTTAAATTTATGTATAATTATATAAATATTTAAAGTTAAAAGTAATAAACATTTATATGAATATTACTTTTGCGACATGTTGGTATAATATGAAATCTAAATTTGATGTAAATACATATAAAATATGGATGTCAAATTTTTTGAATAATGTGAAAAAATTTAACTTAGTAATATTTACTAATAAGGATAGTTTCAGTTTTATAGAATCTATAGTTGACAAAAATAATACAAATATTAAAATAATTATTAAAGAATACAGTGAATTTTTAACATGGGAAAAGAGAGAAATATGGATTAAAAATCACGAAAAAAATAATAGTCTTAATCAAAATAGTCGATGGAATACAGATTGGAAATTAAATATGCTTTGGAGTGAGAAAATAAGTTTTGTAAAACATGTAAAAGATGAAAAAATATTTGATACAGAATGGTATGGATGGTGTGATATAGGCTATTTTAGAGGAGGAAATAATTTAACTCCAGAACAAATAAGACAATGGCCTAATAATACTAAGATTATTGAATTAAATAATTCAAAAATATATTATGGATTACCAGGGAGTCGAACTGATTTAAATAATTATATTAGAATGCTATTAGATAAAAACGAAAAAGGATTACCAAAAAATTTAATTTCAGTTAATCAAGTCAGTATAGCAGGTGGATTTTTTTTAAGTCATAAAGAAAAACTAGATTGGTGGAGTAATATATATTATAATAGGCTATATGAATATTTTAATAATAATATTCTTGTGAAGGATGATCAATATGTAATTATAGATTGTATAGCAAATAATTTAAAAGAATTTTGTTTAAAAGAAGAAGAAAATATGAATAAAGATAGATGGTTTGTATTTCAAAGTTTTTTAAGTTGATTATACTATTTTGGGTAATATATCTAACAATTATTAAAAATATAATACCATAATCTTTCGAATGCATGCCCTTCTGGTGGATCAGTCGGATTTTCACTATTTAATAAAATATTTAAACAGTTTTTATAAAATTCTAATGAATTTTTATAAATATTTTCTTTATTAACTAAAAATAATGCTCCTGGAGCGAATAAAGTAGATATAAAATTAGGATATAATTCATTATATATTTTAACAATACAACTAGATAAATTATGTTGATTCTGCCAAAAACAGTGTAAAAATCCATGTTCTTTAAAAGTTAAATCTTGATTTTTTTCCAAGAATAGCTTGAATTTTGTTAAAAATATAAACTTTTCTGTAGAATTACTTGCATTATTAATTATTTTAATTAATTCTTCTTTCGGAATAGAATGATCAAATGGATTTCCTTGTAAAAAAATACATTCATTTGGTAAATTTGAATAATTATTTATAATATGGTATAAATATGTATGAGATTCCCTACCAATATTAGGTAATTCAATAACATTAATAATAGGATTAATATTCAATGTTTTACCAGATTTATTATATAGATAAATATCATTATAATTAGTATCTATATTTGATATCCAATCGATATTTTCATTGTAGTAAGCAATAATAACATGTTTTTTTGCCATTATATAATAATAATAATAATAAATTATCTTTAATATTATATTTATTTAAAGGTAAATAATTAAAAAATATTAATGAAAGTTTTAAGTATTATAACTAATAATCCAATTTTTATTGAATTGCAACAATTATCATTAAAAAAATATTTGTGTGATATAGAGTATGAATATATAGTATTTAATGATGGAAAATATTGGCCCGACCCAACAAATTTTTTTAAACCAGAAGAAAATGGAAGACAAGCAATAGAAAAAAAATGTAAAGAAATGAATATAAAATATTTTAATTTACCAAACGAACATCATAAAAATAATAATAATCCAAGTCAAAGACATAGTGATTCTTTAATAAGGTTGAGAGAGTATATGATAGCTAATAAAGATGAATATTTAATATTAGATGGAGATATGTTTTTGATAGATACGCTTAATATAGTCAAATATAGAGAGAAAATGTGTGCATGTGTATTGCAAGAAAGACCAAATAGAAAATATATATGGCCGAATTTGTTTTATATTAATATAAATAATTCGAATATAAATATAGATGAGTTTAATTTACATATAGATGGAGCAGATACAGGTTCAGCAAGTAGTAAATGGTTAAAAAAATATGATTATGTTTATCCTAATTGCGAAGATATAAGATATTCAAGTAAACAATATGAAAATGATAAATTTTATTTTATAAAGCATTTATGGAGTGGAAGTTGGAATATAGAAGAGTTACCAGAAAATTTAAAAAACAAAAATAGGTTAATAGAATTTTTAAAAAATGATAAAAGAAATAAAGATGGGAAATATTTTGCAGAAATTTATGATAATAGTATATTTCATTATAGAGGTTCAACATGGTTAAATATAAATGATGAAATATTACACAGAGAAAATATAAATAAATTAAAAGGTTTGATATAAAGAGAAAATAAACAATATATAAATAATGTATAATATAACAACTATTTGTTTTGGAAATAAGTTTTCAACAATAAGAGATCATTGGGAAAAAATGATAAATAAAAATTGTATAAAAAAAAATAAGCTAACAATATGGGATGATTCTAATATATTACAAGCTGATATTAAAGTCCCCAAAGAATATGCATTTTGGGATAGTATAAGATTAAAAAAAAATATAAATTTATTAATTAAAGAAAAAAAACCAGTTGTGCATTGTGATATGGATATCATTTTAAAAAATGATATTGATGAAATAGTAAACTTACCATATGATTTTATAATTTCAACAGAAATAGGAGGAAAGGATAGTTTTCCAAAAGAATGTAGTAATAAATTAGGATTAGGTGTTTGTAGTGGATTTTATATAATAAAACTAACAAGTTTAAATTTTATTATAAAAGTATTAAAAAATATGATTGAAAAAAAGAATAATAGTTATAGTGATCAAGTAAATTTAATGAATTATATAATATCATCAGATTATAAATTACATGTTAAAGAAGAAATGATAAACGGTAATATTTATAATAATAAAATAATAGAAATAGATGGAATAAAAATATGTGTATTAGATTTTGAGCTAATTGAAAGAGACCCAATAATTACAAAAAAACAAATAGGAATGCATATTAATATAGATAATGTAGGAGGAGTAAATAATTTTATAAAATATTTCTATGAAAGATTAGAGGAGTTACCTTTAACATGTAGATGTGGTAAAAGACATTTAGGAGATAATAACATATGTAAACATATTGAATTGAGAGAAAAAAAGAATTAGATAATTTAATTAATATTTGATTTAAAAATAATTTAATTATTAATTATAAAATGATTAGTATTTTAATGCCGATTTATAATGGAATAGAATTTATTGGTGAGTCAGTTCCGACAATATTATACCAAACATATAAAGAGTGGGAATTAATAATAGGAATCAATGGACATCCAAAGGATTCAGATGTATATAAAGAAGCAAAAAAATGGGAAGAAAAAGATAAAAGAATCAGGGTATATGATTTTTATGAAATAAAGGGAAAATCAGAAACTTTAAATGAAATGATAAAATATTGTAATTATGATTGGGTTAGCTTATTAGATGTAGATGATAAATGGTTGCCAAAAAAAATAGAATCACAGGTAAATTATTTGAATAATTATGATGTGATAGGAACACAATGTAAATATTTTGGAGATTTAAATACGAGTCCAAATATTCATATAGGTGATCTGAGTGATTTTAATTTTTTAAATTATAATCCAATAATAAATAGTAGTTGTTTATTAAAAAAGGAATTATGTAAATGGGATGGAAGTTTAAATTTAGAGGATTATGATTTATGGTTAAAATTATGGAAAGAAGGAAAGAGATTTTACAATGTGAATGAAATACAAGTATTACATAGAATACATAATGATAGTGCATTTAATGCAAAAGGAAATAATTTGAAAGTGAATGATTTAAAAAAAAGGTATATAATTTAAATATTATAATTTATTTATTAAATGATTTAAATATTATAATTTATTTAACTTAATTAAATGGTAAAAATAGCATTCCACGATAATTGTATGTGTGAACGAGGTACTACCGTATCTTTATTTGATTATGCATATTATAATAAATATTACTTAGGAAATGAAAGTATTATTATGTATATTGGAAATGATCATAGAAATGTGCCTGAAGTAATAGAAAAATTTAAAAAAGAATTTACCTTAAGACCATATATCAATTGGCAACAAGAAGCAGATCAAATATTAAAAGAAGAAAAGTGTGATATTTTATATATGCAAAAAGCCGGAGAATGGGATGGAAAAATGGCATCTCCAAATATTTGTAAAAGTATTATTCATTGTGTATTTAATACTCAAAAACCTCATGGAAATGTTTATGGTAAAATATCTAATTGTTTTGGACAAAATTATCCTGTGGTGAACTATATGGTTAATTTACCAAATGTTAATACAGATATGAGAAAAGAATTAAATATACCAGAGGACGCAATAGTATTTGGACGCCATGGAGGAATGACTGAATTTAATATAGGTTATGTACATAATGTAATAAATAAAATAACTGATCAATATCCTAAAATATATTTTTTGTTAGTAAATACTAATAAATTTTGTAAAGAAAAACCAAATATTATTCATTATGGAAAGATAATTGATTTACATAAAAAAGTCGAATTTATAAATACTTGTGATGCAATGATTCATGCAAGACTAATGGGAGAAACTTTCGGGGCAGCAGTATCCGAATTTTCTATAAAAAATAAACCAGTGATTACATGTAAAAGAGGACCTGATCTAGAACATTTAAAAATAATGAAAAATAAATGTTTTACTTATGAAAACGAAAATGAATTATATAATATTTTCCAATATTTTATAAATAATTTGGATGAAATTAAAACAAAAGACTGGAATGCATATAGTATGTATACTCCTGAAAATATAATGGATAAGTTTAATGAATTATTTATTCAACCTTGTTTAAATTAAGTTAAATTAATTTAAAGCTAACATATAATTTTTATTATAATGATATCATTTCTACAACGCTTAAAAAAGGTGGATTTTATTCCAACTAAAGTATTAGATATAGGTGCTGAAAGAGGAAGCTGGACTGAAGCATCATTACAAACATTTAATTCTTGTAGTTATACTTTAATTGAACCAATTGCTTATAGTGAATTAAATAAATTTAAAAATAATTTAGATAAATTTACAGTAATAAATACAATATTAAATAATTATGATGGACTAGTTGATTGGTATGAAATGAGAAATACAGGTGATTCAATAAACAAAGAAAGAACACACCATTTTAATAATTGTTTACCCGTAAAAAAAGAATGTAAACAATTGGACACATTATTTAAAAATGAAAAATTTGATCTAATAAAAATCGATGTCCAAGGAGCAGAAATAAAAGTATTAGAAGGTGGGAAAGAATTGATAAAAAATACTTCATTTATTATACTAGAAATGCCATTTATGTGTCAATATAATGAAAATACACCAAATTTTTTAGAACATATACAAAAATTAGATGAATTAGGGTTTATACCATATGATATAGTAGATCAACATAGAAGTGATGAAACATTATTATTTCAAGTTGATGTATGTTTTATAAATAAAAATCACGAGTTAAATAAAAGATTTCAAACAAAAATAGATAATATGGGTGTATAAGTTTAAATATATCATCTATGAAATTAGATGATAATGAATTTTATAAGATAATGGATAATATTATAAAAGATAATACATAAATTAATTAAATAAAATTAGGAATAAGATTAGTAAATTTGACACAATTTATATTAATTTTATTATATATTAAATTGCATAAAATAATTTCTTCGTGATTAAGTTTCATGTTTTCTTTAAAATTATTTTGTATATAGGTATTTAAAGAGTTATCATTTTTATATAAAAATATATTTGTAAATATGTTATTTAATAATTTATTCATAATATCATATTCACCACATAATAAAGCAGGGGATAATAGATTTCTATTGGTTTTAAAATGTATATCAGTTGAATATATAAATTTATTTGTAATATCAATATCATTTAAATTTAATTTAATTGGTTTTAAAAAATCATATCTAGATACAATTACAAAATCATATTTACAATTATTTTTGGATATATAATCATTCAATAACATAATTGCATTTTGTGTAGAATAACAGACAGATAATGCATTATAAATATTATGTGGATTATTATTATAAATAATAGTATTTTTAAGGAAATCTATTTCTTCATTCATAGATTTTTGTTTTTCAAATAAAAAATTTTTAGGTTTATATAATTTTTTAATATTATTTAAATGTTCAATTGTAATTCTAATATTACCATCTCTTTTAATTGCCCATGGTGATTGTATATTATATTCTGATTCTCCACAATACCAAGCATGACAGAAAAAATCAACATCCAATGAATATTTATTAATATAATTATTAATATTATCAAAACCATTTTCTAATTTTTTTGGTAAACCATAGAAACACCAAGCTATTTTCATTATAATAAATTATGAAAAAAAATTTATTATAATAACTAAATAATTATAATAACTAAATAATTATAATATTTTTATTAATTGATTTTAATTGAGATGTAATTTCTTGTAAATAAGGACTTGGAGGACAAATAACTATAGGATTATTTAAATTAGAAATAATATTAGGTGATTTACAAACTAATTTAGTACCATATAAAATTTTATCATGCTTACTTTCATCATTATCTAATATAAAGTGGATATTAATGATATTTAAACCCATATTTAGTAAAAACTGTGAATTAGGATGACATGCAAATAAATATATATTGGATTTATTTGAAATATTATCATTAATACATTTAATATAATTAGAATATTGAGCAATTTTATCTTTAAATAAATTAATAAAAGACTTATTATAAATATTTAATAATTTTAAATCAATATTATCTATTAATGGTTGATCTATTTTTTTAACATAATAAAATATGGAATGATCATTATATAGTTGTTTATCACAAATTTCAAAATTATTACTATTCATTAGATAAATAAAATTCATTTCATTAATAAAATATGTATGTTCAAAATTTAATCCCATTAATGGGTTGCTATCAATTGAATAATATTCTAAATTAGGAATACTAATAAACATTGTACCATTTGGTTCCAATACTTCATTCATTTTTTTTATAATTTGTTGAGGTGTATGTAAATGTTCTAATAAATGACTATTAATTATTGTATTATATTTATTATTGGTGGTATTAAAATCTTCATCAAATATTTTATTTATATACTTAATTTTGGAATTATTATAATGGTTAATATTAGGATCCATTAAAAACCAATTATCATAATAATCATTATTAAAAAATCTTACAATTTTATCTGTTCCTGAACCTATTTCTAATACTTTATTAAGATTAGTTGTGTTTTTTATAATAAATTTTGAAAATTCAATATAATGATTTTGCCATTTTTTCCCGATAATATTATTATTATGAGGAGAATCATATAAAATATTTAAATTAATTAATTTATTTATTTGTATAGTGTTACAAATAGAACAAAAATTTATTGATATATCTTCCATGATATAATCTATACCTTCTTTATTTGTTAGAGTAAATTTAATTGGAAAATTAGTAAAACAATATAATTCATACAGTATATTATTATTACATATAACACAATTATTTCTTATAGAGTACATAATAATAATAATAATATTTAGTATTTAAATATTATTATTTTTATTATAATAAATGATTTTAATTATTCCATTAGGAGGAACTGGAGAAAGATTTAAAACAAATGGTTATAAATTACCAAAAGCATTAATCAAGTTATTTGGAAAACCTATATTATTTTATTTACTTGATAATTTAAACTTAGAAAAAATTAGTTCAATTTATATACCATATAATAAGGAATATACAAATTTTAATTTTGAGTCAGTTTTGAAAAAAAAATATCCTCATTTAAATTTTTTTTTTTTAGAACTTGAAAATACAAGAGGAGCTGCTGAAACTATTAATATTATGTTAAACCATTTCTCTCTTAATGAAAATGACCCAGTTATTAGTTTTGATTGCGATAACTTTTATACAATTGATATTTTAAATAGTTGGAAAGGAGAAAATATGGTGTTTACTATTAAAAGTGAATCAGAAGCTCCAATTTATTCTTATGTGAAAATTGATGAAAATAATAATATAATAAATATTCAAGAAAAAAATAAAATATCTAATAATGCTTGTACAGGTGTTTATGGTTTTGAATCAATACATATTTTAAAAAAATATACATCAGCTATTTTAAATAAAAATATTACTCAAAAAGGAGAATATTACCTAAGTGGTGTTATAAAAGAAATGCTTGAGTGTAATATTGAAATAAAAAATAGCCAAATTGATATCAATAATTTTGTTTGTTTAGGTACCCCATTACAATTAAAACAATTTTACAATAATTATCCTATTATTAGATGTGATAATAAAAATAAACATATTAGTCCCAATAGAATATGCTTCGATTTGGATAATACTTTAGTAACTTATCCTGAAGTTGAAAATGATTATACTACAGTAAAACCTATAAAAAAAAATATAGAATTATTAAAGTATCTAAAAAAAATGGGAAATACAATAATTATTTATACTTCTAGACGAATGAAAACTCATCAAGGAAATATTGGAAAAATATATGCTGACATAGGAAAAATAACTTTTGATACACTTGATAAATTTAAAATAGAATATGATGAAATTTATTTTGGAAAACCTTATGCAGATTTTTATATTGACGATTTAGCTATTAATGCATTTGAAGACATAGAAAAAGAAATAGGATTTTATTTAACTGAAATAAGTCCAAGATATTTTAATAATATAAGTAATGAAAATATTGAAATAATAAAAAAAACTGGTAATGATTTAACTGGAGAAATATATTATTATAATAATATACCTCCTAGTTTAAAAGATTTGTTTCCAATATTTTTAGGTAGTAATTCCAGTAGTTCTTATAAAATAGAAAAAATATATGGAGTTTCTGTTTCTGATTTATATTTATCTGAATTGTTAACATCAAATATTTTAACATGTATATTTGAAAGTATAAAAAGAATTCAGAATAATGATATTATAGAAAAAGATAATATTAATATCTATGCTAATTATTCACAAAAAGTAAAAAAAAGATATGAATCATTTGATTATTCTTTGTTTGAAAATAGTAAATTAATATATGAAGAAATTATTAATGAATTAACTATATATGAAAATAGTAAAAAGGGTTTCCAAACAAACATTCATGGAGATCCAGTATTTACAAATATTATTATAAATAAATTTAACAAAATAAAATTTATAGATATGAGAGGTAAAATAAATGAAACCTTAACAATACAAGGTGACTTCTTATATGATTGGGCAAAATTATATCAATCTTTAATAGGTTATGATTCTATATTATTAGATAAAAAAAATATAAGCGTTACATACCAAGAAGAGATGATATCTATATTTAAAAATTTATTTATTAATTATTATTCAATAGAATATTTTAATTTTTTAAAAATAATTACCAAAAGTTTATTATTTTCATTAATTCCGTTACATAATAACGAAAAATGTTACGATTATTTTAAATTAATCAATAATCAATATTTAAAAAAAGAATATTAATTTATATAAATTATGTTTTTGAAAGATAGAGATATATTATTTATTCACATACCTAAAACTTGTGGAAAATTAATAACAGACAACTTAAAAAAAAATTCAAAAAATTTTTTTTATGGACATTATCCTTATAAAATTTGGAAAGATTTGTATCCTATTATAAATAATAATACTATTATTTTTTCATTTATAAGAAACCCGTGGAGTAAAATGTTATCACTTTACATTTATAGTTTAAAAAATCATAGAAATATTGTACCATGGTTTTCACAAAAAGATGATATTGATTTAAATTTTAATAAATGGTTAAAATGGAATTACACAGAAAATATAGAAAAATTGAAAAATTCCAAAATAGTTAATATTAAAACAAATAATATTGATATGATCAGCAATTTTGAACTTATTTTTAGTAACCAAGTAAATTTATTATGCTATGAAAATGGTAACATTAATGATAATATAACAATTATAAAATATGAGGATTTTTGTAAAAATAATAATATTATTATAGATTTTTTTAATAAAAATAAATTAGTAGATCATAATTTTAACCGAATACTAAATAATAGTGAACATAAACCTTATAATACATACTATAATGACGAATCTATACAATTAATAAAAAATTATTTTAGTATAGATATAGAAAAGTTTGATTATAAGTTTGAATCTATATAAATATAAAGAATATATAATAAATATATAATGCCATTTAAATCAGATCTTTTAGAAATAAAAAATAAGCATAATTGTCAAATATATTTAGAGACTGGACTTTTTAAAATTAATGAAAATTCAAGTATTAATAAAGCATTAAGATGTGAATTTGACAAAGTATATAGTGTTGAATTGGAAAAAAAATGGATAGATTATGCATATCCTCAATTAGTAGAATATATAAATACAAATAAATGTATGTTAATACACGATGATAGTGCAAATTTAGAAAAATATATTATTAATAATAAGGATTTTGAAGATAAGAAAGCCTTATTTTTTTTAGATGCTCATGTTGATAATAGTGAAATAAAAACTAACTATAAATTTAAATGTCCGGTAATAGCTGAATTGGAATCAATTAAAAAACTTTCTAGAAATGATCATGTTATATGTATTGATGATATTAGATATATTAAATCAAAGACACCATGGGGAGAAACTCAATATGATAATTATTATAATGAAATGATAAATCGTTTGAAAAACATAAATAATAACTATAAAATAGATTTTATTCAAGGTGTAATTGAAAAAGATTTATTAATTGCTTATGTTTGATTTTATAAATTCATCAATATATTTTATAATTTCTGTTTTTCCTTTACTTGTATAATGTCCAAGATCATTTGTAATAATGTCATCTTGGTTAAATTTTTTTAATATATTTGTTGGATTAATACAAACTATATTATGTTTTTTACAAATGTTTTCTAAATTTGTTATTAACATATTTCTTGATTTTAAAAAGCTACCATGTAACTTAGAATTATAATGGGTTACTATAATCAAATATTTATCTTTAAGCATTTCCTTTATTTGCAGTATATCATCTTCTAATTCATTATAATTTTGTTCCATCACAATAAAATTTTCAATTATATCTTTAGGTGTATTTGGATTAGGTTTTCGTTCTATTGTTGCAGATACAACTGAATTATGATGTAAATAATAGCCATTATGTATATATTTTTTAATAGAACAAATTTCCAATAATACTATTTTTGAGTTTTGAAACTTTTTAACATAGTTGTCTGTTATATTTATAGGTTTATTATTTAAAATACCTGTTCGAAAACATAATATATTGTATGGTTCTTCCAGCACAATTTCTTTGTTTAATATCTTGATCATTTGAATCATTTCTTTCGTATTATGTAAATAAGATATAGAATTATTCAAATTATTATTACCATTAATACCATCAACTCTACAACTTCCAAATGTTGTAATCATAACTATATAATATAAATATATAATATAAATATATTTTCAATATAAATAATATAATGAAAATATGTTTTAATGGTTGGTTCAGTGGTTTTGATGATAAAACAAATCCCGGTTTACATATTGATTTTTTTTTGAATTTATTTGAAACAGTTTATGGAGAATCTTGTCAAAAAGGTAATCATAATGAAAGTGAAATATTATGTGAATTTGATATGTTGATTAATTCATCGTCTCTTGTAAAAAATAAAAAATGGAAACATACTTATTTATTTTCAGGTGAATCTACTTTAAAATGCAATAAAAATGATTATACTTGTGTATTATGGGGAGAGAGAAATCATAAAAATGTTGTAAATATACCTTTATTTATTCCATATATTTATTCTAATGACTTTGTTAATGTATTGGAAACAAAAAAAGAAATTGTTACTGTACCCAAAAATGATGTATGTGTTATTATTTCTAATCCAAGAGGTAAAGAACGAACCCAATTTTTAAATGAACTAGAAAAGCACTTTAAAGTATGTTATGCTGGTGGATATAAAAATAATATAGGAAGCGCTTTGAAACCGATGTATAATACGAAAGAATATCATTCATTTGTAAATCAATTTAAATTTATCATAACTATGGAAAATAGTAGAGAAGATACATATATTACTGAAAAATTAATAAATGGTTTGTTATCTAATATTATACCTGTATATTGGGGTTCTGAAAAAGTAAACGATTATATTAACAAAGATCGATTTTTAAATTTAAAAGATATAAATAATACTTATGAAATAATTGAAAAAATTAAATTTTTAAAAGAAAATCCAAACGAATGGTTAAAAATAGTTAACAATAATATATTTCCTAATAAAGAAAATAAATTAGAAAGAACAATTGAAAATATAGCAAATGATATTAAATGTGTGTTTGGTAAAAAATGTTGGAATCATATTTCTCATATTTGTTGTGTATCAAATCCCAAATTTGAACCCGAAAGATACAAGATGTTACAAGATTTATTTAAAAAACAACAAATAGATGAATGTTTCATTAAATATATAAGTCCTACATATAAACATACAATAACACAAGAAATTTATAATAAACATATTACATCTCAATTAGTTCAAACAATGCGAAGTACTCCAATGAAACTTGGTGAACTGTCGTTATTTTTAAATTATAAAGCTAATCTTGAATATATAGTCAAAAATTATAAAGAAGGAAATTTTTTACTATTTGAAAGCGATGTAATGATTGGAAAAGATATAAATAAATTTAATGAATTTTTAAATACTATAAAAGATAAAGATTGGGATTTGATCCACATTGGAATGTTTGATAATAGAATGTGGCAAACACCAAATTTTAAATCATCCACAGGTTATAATAATCGTAATTTTTATAATAATGACAATTATATAGAAGATATTACAAATAATACAGATAGTTTTAGATTATCAAGAAAATTTTATACAAGATGCACAGATAGTTTTATATGGAAATATGATGCAATTGTAAAATATTTATATTGGTTGAATAATATAGAAACAAATTTAGGTGTACCAATGGATTATTATATGTGTAATTTTTTTGAAAAAAATTTCAATTTTAAACATTATTGGAGTAATGATGAATTTTTTAAACAAGGAAGCAACTTAGGAATGTTTCACTCAACTATTCAAAATTAATATATTGTGGAAATTTCACAAGTTTTCTTACTCCATTTATAAAATTAATATCTAATTTTTCAAATACATCATTATGTATATAAACATTATCAACAATATCATTAACCAACAAACTATAATTGTTGGTTTTAAAATAATCTCTTAACATTTTATATTTATTCATCATTATATTATTATTAATAAAATCAGGATGTTGATCACTAATTTCAATTATAAAAATAGTAGGCTTATATTTTTCTACTGAAAATCCTTTTAATACATTTACTTCATAGCCTTCTACATCTAAAACTAGAATATCAATATTCGTAACTTTATTTTCTTCTAACAAATTATTTAATCTATCTAATTTTACAGTATGATATTTGTTATTATTAATAATATGATTAGCGAATTGTGGAGTATTTGCATATACTTGAATTATATCTTTATCAATCGTAGATAGTGTGCCTGCATCTAATATATTAACTTCTCCTTTTGAAGCACCTAGAGCAAGATTAAAATTTTTTACATTTTTATGTTGTTTATGGTTCTCACAACATAAGTTATATATTCTAGGAACAGGTTCAAAATTTATCCCAAACCATCCAATTTCAGCCAGATTATAGGTAAATGAACCTGTTTTCCCGTCATTTGCCCCAATTTCAATAAACAATCCATCATTTTTAAATGGTAAAACATTATTTAATATAATATGTAATATTTTACCGATTTCACCACAAGATGTAGAACATGGATAACTCATAATAAATTATATAAATTGTTTTATTTAAATAATTTATTTAATATTTATAATATAAAACTTATTCTTTTATTACTGACTAATTAAATTTTGCAAATTCTTGGCACATACTTCTACACTTAAATTTTCCAGTATATATTTTCTTGGTTCATATGTATCTAATTTATTTATAAATCTTTCATATGCTTCATTTAATTCTTCTTTTTCATAAAATACCTCTCCACATTGTTCACTCCAATAAGGAATAGAAGAACATGGGTGATTAGGGTATTTGGAACCATATTCTTGGCACATTACTTTAGCATTCCACACTAATAATGGGACATTACAAGATAATGCTTCCTCAATTGCAAATCCTTGACTTTCATGTGCATCTAATAATATTCCATATTTACATTGTTGTAAATATTGTACATAATCATTTTCTTGATATTTTGTGTCATAATTAAATATTTTATATGATATATTTTTATTATTTAAAAATATTTGCAAAAAATTTAATTCTTGGGGATTTCTATGTTTAAAATAAACCAAAACTTTATCTTTTAAGGTATTTTCTTTAACATTAAACTTAATTGTATTTACTGGAAACGGAAATGTAATAATTGGAATATTTTTTGCCCCACAATTTAACCATAAATTTTTAACCCAAACACTCGGTTGAATATAAATGGCATTATTAAAAGTATTATTAATTTGTAATAATTTATTATCAGGAAAAACGGAAAAATGAGGTCCAAAAATAAATTTTTTTAAAGTAAATTTAGATGCATCAATAGGTTGTGATGGTAAAAAAATTAAGTCAAAATCATTAATTTGATTAATATTACCTATCTGATACGGCCATTTTAAAAAATTTAAAATAGCTATTAAACCCTCTATATTTTTTTTATGATACTGATTTATTATAAGAGTTTTCATACTTATATATTTTGTAAATAAATGTATTTAAATTATAACTATTTAAATAATTAATTATTTATATTAATAAAGATGTTGATCCCTTTTAAAGATATTTATAAACAATTTAAACTAAAAATTTCGGGTATATTACATGTTGGTGCTCATGAATGTGAAGAATTAAGAGATTATATGTCTCATAATATAAATCCTCCACAAATATATTGGGTGGAAGCTATGGAACATAAGGTATTACTAATGAAATCTAAGAATGTGCCAAATATTTATCAAGCCTTTGTAGATGAAGTAGATGATAAAGAAATAACCTTCAATGTTTCTAA